CATCAATCGCCAACGGTGGCGCAACTAAGGGTGCAATGATCTCAACTGCTGGTTCAGTTGCTGACGTATACACCACGTTGATCGTAGGCCGTGACGCTTACGGTATTGTTCCGCTGAAAGGTGGCGCAAGTCTAAGCCCAGCCGTTGTTAACCCCAAACCTTCCGATAGCGATCCATTGGCCCAACGTGGTCATGTTAGCTGGAAGTCTATGCAAACCGCAGTAATTCTAAACGATGCCTTCATGGTTCGTATTGAGTCTGCTGTAACTGACTAACCACTAGGTTAGTTTTCCCCTCAAAGGGCGCCCTAATCGGCGCCCTTTTTTTATGGAGTAAACAAATGTCTGAAGTAGATACCGTTGAGGTTACTAACGAAAAGCCAGCCGCTAAAAAGCGGAGCGCTACCAAGCCCAGCCGTGTAAAAGTGATCTTTCACAATCAAGATGGCGACCTTGGCAAAGGTGATATTTTTGTGTCTGTTAATGGCTATGCCTACCAGATAAAACGTAACGAACCAGTAGCATTACCTCCCGAAGTTATTGAAGTAATTGATAACGCGGTCATAACAAATACTGAGCGAGTAGACGGAGTCGATCAGACCCGCGACTTGCAACGTTTCCCCTATTCATTGGCAGGTTAAACTTTGAACTATTTAGCGTTGTGCGACAAGCTGTTAAAAGAAACAGGACTTAGCGATCAGGGCGTATCTTCTGTTATAGGCCAAAGTGGTCTTAACAAGAAGGCCGTCGACTGGATCAATAGGGCTTGGGTTGAGATACAGAACCTTAGTGATTGGGAGTTCTTATGGCAATATACTACTTTTAATACCGTAGTTAATCAGCAAGATTACGATCCTGTAATTAACTTAGCACTTTCGCCTTCGCTAGATAAATGGATTCCTAACTCTGTTCGTATTACTGAGAATAACCTAACTGGTTATTTATCATACACCCCTTGGTCTGAATGGGTTCGGGCTAACTTCTCCACTGGAAAGCCTACCAGTTTTACAATTAGACCCGATAATAAAATGTCGTTTAATACTTTGCCTAATGCAGTGTACACAATTAGTTTTGACTACTACCGTACCCCGCAGCAGCTAAGTCAAAACACCGACGAATTGTTGTTGGCAGAACAATTCCACGATGCTGTTCTATACAAAGCAATTCTTTATGTAGCGGCTGAGCAAGACGCACCTGAACTGTATCAAGATGCGCAATCTCAACTAAACATAAGGCTGTCTGCTATGGGTACATCAGCGCTGCCTACGATTACTTTAGCTGAAAGACCGGTGGCTTAACGATGGCAGTTCAATCCCAAACATGGGCGCTAGGAGGTGGTCTTGATCTTGTAAGTCCGGCTATACAGATCAGCGCAGGAAAAGCGATCTTAGCTCAGAACTACGAGTGTTCTATGAATGGTGGATACCGTCGTATAGACGGATACACTATTTTTGATGGGAGAACCACAGGAACACCACTCGCTGTTGCGGGTAGTGGGCCTATTCGTGGTGTTTGGGAGTATGGCGGTGTTGTATACGCATTCCGAGATAACGCTGGTGGTTCAGCAGGAGTTATGCACAAATCAACTTCAAGCGGTTGGGTGGTTGTTTCGACACCAACGTTAGCCGCTGGTGGAAGTTACGAGTTTGTAAACCATAACTTTGGAGGCCACTCTAGCACTCTGAATATGTACGGCTGCAATGGCGTAAACAAAGCCTTTCAGTTCAACGGTACAACACTAACACTATTAACTACTGGCATGACGACAGACACCCCATCTCATATTGGTGTGCATAAGAACCATTTGTTCTTGTCTTTTTCTGGCGGCTCAGTACAGCACAGTGGAACAGGCGATCCAACAAGTTGGACGCTAGTTACTGGCGCTGGAGAAATCAGTATTGGTTCTGAAGTAACTGGTTTAAACAGTATGCAGGGTAACTCTCTGGCGATTACTGGTAACAACCAAGTATCAGTTTTATACGGTACTGCTGCTTCAAACTGGGATCTGAAATCCTATTCACCCGCTATTGGCGCAGTGGATAAAACTCACGCTCAAATGGACTCTGACCTTTACTATTTCAATGGTGATGATCTTAGTAGTTTGACAGCGACACAAGCTTTCGGTGACTTTGAATCTGCCAGTATTTCATCGCTTGTTAAACCTTACATAGATGCAAGAAAGACTAGCACTGTTGGCGCAACTGTTAACCGTGATAAAAACCAATACCGTCTTTTCTTTAGTGACAAAACTGTATTAGTTGGAACGATTATAAACCGACAGGTTGTTGGTTTTAGCACTTGGCTGTTAGATCACATACCAAGCGCTGTCACAGAAGGATATATGGGATGCACCGATGGCAGCATCATGCGCATGGACAGCGGTACTTCGTTTAGTGGTGCAGCTATCCAGTCGTTTCTTCGTCTTCCATTTACAAGCCTTAACAGTCCACATAAGAAAAAACGTTTCCGTAAAGCAACGCTAGAACTTGCTGCTGGTAGCCAGGCGACTTTGAACTATTTAGCAGACTACGATTATGGTACTGGCGGCTCTTCTGTCAGTTCATCAACAACTGTATACGGCGGTGGTGGATTTTGGGACGTAGCAAGTTGGAACAACTTCGTTTGGTCTAGCGCGGTAGTGGCTTCCGCAGAAGCATATTTGAACGGCAGTGGGCAAAACATCAGTTTGTTGATCGTCCATACAAGCGCCACTGACCCAGCATTTACGTTGCAGGGCGTACAACTAAATTACTCTTTACGAGGCTTAAATAGATGAGTGCCACTTTTACAAAACCTTCAGACCTCATATCGGGAACTACTGCCCGTGCAGAAGATATTAACAATCGTATTGACGCCACTGAAACTGGATTTGACAACGTTGAAGTTATTACTAACCGGACGATTAAACTTCCTGTAGGCACAAGTGGCGACCAGCTAATCTCTGAATCCGCATCAAACCGGGCTTTGAAAGAGATTGGTTTTAACGCTGCTGGTGCGCTGACTTTAATCAGTTCTGCTTTCCAGTATAAAGGAAACTGGGCCACATCAACCGCGTACATTAAAAATGACGTAGTGCGAGACAGTGGTACTAAAAACCTATACGCAGTTTTATTGGATCATACTTCGGGTACTTTATCTTCAGACATCTCTAGCTCTAAACTTTCACTGGCAATTAATGTTGCAGATGTAGAAACAGCTAAGACTGCTGCCGAAACAGCCGAGACTAATTCAGAAACAGCCAGAGACTTAGCCCAAGACTGGGCCGAGAAAACAAACGGAGTAGTTACCGGAAGTAGTTATTCAGCTAAGCACTGGGCAACCACCGGCACAGTTGCAACAGTTAGCGCAGCGATAGCTAACGTAAACCTTACGGCTGGATCAATCGCTAACGTAAATACTACGGCTGGCAGCATTGCTAATGTAAACACTGCGGCTGGCAGCATTGCTAATGTAAACACTGTCGCTGGATCAATCGCTAACGTAAACACTGTTGCTGGCAGTAATACTCAAATAGGATTGCTGGGTACATCTGACGCTGTTGCCGACATGAACACATTGGGTACGGCTGACGTTGTAGCTGACATGAACACTCTGGGTACATCAGATGTTGTGTCAGATATGAACGTATTAGCTACCGCTGACGTTGTAGCTGACATGAACACGTTGGGTACAGCAGATGTTGTATCTGATATGAATACTTTGGGTACAGCAGACGTTGTGTCTGATATGAATACTTTGGGTACAGCAGACGTTGTAGCTGATATGAATACCCTAGCTACATCGAGCATTGTATCCAACATGAACACCCTTGCTGGAATCTCAGCAAACATTACAACTGCCGCTGGAATCTCAGCAAACATTACTACGGTTGCAGGAAAACAAGCCCAGATAACCCTACTTGGTACGTCTGACGCTATCGCCGATATGAATACGCTTGGAACAGCAGATGTTGTAGCTGACATGAATACGCTTGGAACATCAGATGTTGTAGCTGACATGAATGTATTAGCTACAGCAGACGTTGTGTCCGATATGAACACATTGGGTACATCAGCCATTGTGTCCGATATGGATACCCTTGCTGATATAGCCTCTAACATTACAACCGTTGCAGGTATTTCATCTGCTGTAACTACCGCAGCTAACAATACAGCCGCTATCCAGGCTGCACCAACCCACGCATCAACCGCATCCACTCAAGCTGGCATTGCCACCACCAAAGCAGGAGAGGCAGCAGATTCCGCTTCCGCTGCTTCTGGCGCAGTCAATACAGCAATAAACAATCTAACCACAGTATACGATCCCATTGGTGCTTCCGTAGCAATGGCAATAGCTCTAGGAGGCTAACCAATGGCTAACACATTTAAGAATGCTGGTGTTGCAATCGGCACATCACGCACAACACTGTACACCGCACCAGCGAACACACAGTCAGTCATCCATGCTTTGTACATCTCCAACATTGACGGAGTAAACGATGCAGATGTCACAGTGGAAGTCACAGTCGATGGCGGCACAACCTACCGCCACATCTGTAAGACTGTTCCAGTACCAGCAGATGCCACTCTCCTTATGGACAAGCCGATCAACTTAGAAGCTGGAGACATCCTCGGACTCACAGCAAGTGTTGCTGGAGACTTAGAAGTCTTTGCCAGCATCCTAGAAATCGCATAGGAGTAGTACATGCCATATATAGGTAACGTCAGTCCATTTGAATCTGTTGGTACAAGTGAACTAAAAGATGGTTCAGTCACCACAGCTAAGATTGTAGACAACGCAGTCACCACAGCTAAGATTACAGATGGTTCAGTCACAGCAGCAAAGATTAACTCTGCCGTTGCTCTTGGTGGGCCTAGCCTTGGCCTCAATTCAATTATCAGAACCAACGCCCAAGTAATCAATGAGAACATAACAATTCCATCTAGCACCAACGCAAGTACCATAGGCGATATTACT